ATGCTCGATCCCAATCTGCTGCGTAATGAGCCAGACGCAGTCGCTGAAAAACTGGCACGCCGGGGCTTTAAGCTGGATGTAGATAAGCTGGGCGCTCTTGAGGAGCGTCGTAAAGTATTGCAGGTCAAAACGGAAAACCTGCAAGCGGAGCGTAACTCCCGATCGAAATCCATTGGCCAGGCGAAAGCGCGCGGGGAAGATATCGAGCCTTTACGTCTGGAAGTGAACAAACTGGGCGAAGAGCTGGATGCAGCAAAAGCCGAGCTGGATGCTTTACAGGCTGAAATTCGCGATATCGCGCTAACCATCCCTAACCTGCCTGCAGATGAAGTGCCGGTAGGTAAAGACGAAAATGACAACGTTGAAGTCAGTCGCTGGGGCACCCCGCGTGAGTTTGACTTTGAAGTTCGTGACCATGTGACGCTGGGTGAAATGCACTCTGGCCTCGACTTTGCAGCCGCAGTTAAGTTGACTGGTTCCCGCTTTGTGGTAATGAAAGGGCAGATTGCTCGCATGCACCGCGCACTGTCGCAGTTTATGCTGGATCTGCATACCGAACAGCATGGCTACAGTGAGAACTATGTTCCGTACCTGGTTAACCAGGACACGCTGTACGGTACGGGTCAGCTGCCGAAATTTGCTGGCGATCTGTTCCATACTCGTCCGCTGGAAGAAGAAGCAGACACCAGTAACTATGCGCTGATCCCAACGGCAGAAGTTCCGCTGACCAACCTGGTACGCGGTGAAATCATCGATGAAGATGATCTGCCAATTAAGATGACCGCCCACACCCCATGTTTCCGTTCTGAAGCTGGTTCATATGGTCGTGACACTCGTGGTCTGATCCGTATGCACCAGTTCGACAAAGTTGAAATGGTGCAGATCGTGCGCCCGGAAGACTCAATGGCGGCACTGGAAGAGATGACCGGTCATGCGGAAAAAGTCCTGCAGCTGCTGGGTCTGCCGTACCGCAAAATCATCCTTTGTACCGGCGACATGGGCTTTGGTGCTTGCAAAACTTACGACCTGGAAGTATGGATCCCGGCACAGAACACCTACCGCGAGATCTCTTCCTGCTCCAACGTCTGGGATTTCCAGGCGCGTCGTATGCAGGCACGTTGCCGCAGCAAGTCGGACAAGAAAACTCGTCTGGTTCATACCCTGAACGGTTCTGGTCTTGCTGTTGGTCGTACGCTGGTTGCAGTAATGGAAAACTATCAGCAGGCTGATGGTCGTATTGAAGTACCAGAAGTTCTGCGTCCGTATATGAACGGACTGGAATATATTGGCTAATACCCAATTTTTCTGAATCTAAAAAGCGCCTGCGGGCGCTTTAAGTAGAAGTTTAATTATTTGAAAATAAATGGATTTTATTTTTAAGTGTCCATATAACGTCCATCTTTGAATGCAAAAAGCCCACAGCATTCTATGCTATGGGCTTTGTTTTTGGTGTCCTCATGAGTGAGGGAACCAAAAAGAAAACCCGCAGTTTTTACGCTGCGGGTTTGTTGTTCATGTCTGTGAGATAGGGTGCCTTATCGACCTTACCCTGGCAACCGATTGACGGGGGATTGCTCCCCCGTCGCGGTTTCCTTACTGCTTACACTGTAAGAACGCCGCAAACTCCGCTCCCCAGAAGCTCATCCGTATTTCACACAGCGAACCGTGCAGCATCCAGATTATGAGGATTACCGTCACGCAGAACGTGATGGCCGTAAGCGATTTTTGCGACATAGCGCTTGCTCCTTTGTTGGAGAGGCGCTAACCTATCACTTGCTTAAGGTAGATATGTTAGGGCCTCGGTTAAACAGAGATGTTTTCCGGGGCCTTTCCACATCCGGCCTTCGGGTATTCCCTCCGACCATCAGCCGAAAGGCACCCGCGCGTAATCTATCGCTTTTTTGTTACTCCGGCAATTCTGCCTGTTAATTCTGAGATAAAGGCAAACTCATCTGATTGTTTCCCCTGTGTGAAGCTGGCAACTCATGCCACGGGATACCTTCTGAAGAGTGAACGCCGGGGGCGTGTTTCGATGTGAATTTATGGAAAGCTTCCAGTGTTGAGAAACTTATGCCGCATTCCAGGTTGTTACACTGGTAATATTTTTTCCGTACGGTGTTTGAATCATTTTCCGAACGACTGGTGCGGATACGGGCAGATGCGCCACAAAGCGGACAACGGAACATAGCGACCTCCCTTAACGTGGTGCTGCCGCTATTCTAAGTTGCTCACTCTGTTTCTGCTATCCATTCCGGGATTTTTGCTTCAAGCTCAAGCTGCGTGGTAAAGCCGCTGTTATCAATGGTGTGCTCGGCTTTTGCAATAATCCAGTCCTGATTGTCGATGTCACTTTTGAAGCCTGTCACCGTGCCATGCATTTCGGGGTAGAGTTCTGCGCGTCCACGAGCCAGTGTGATGGAGAATGATGCGGCTCCGCGTTGTAGTTGCTGCCACTTTGCCGCCGCTGCGCGTCTTGCTGCCTGCTCGTTCTGATAAGTCTTGCGTAACACAAACACATTGCCTTCCGCGCCTTCCATATAATCACCTTCACGGCTGCTGCTTTTCTCCTTTTTGGGTTTTGGCGGTTTACGGCGTTTCACGCTGACTTTTTTCTTTTTCCCGTAATTAAGATCAAGCCAGTAGGCGCGTACCCCCGTATACGCCTCGCGGTCAGCAATACGGAACTGATGGCGATCGCCGCTGCTGCGTGTAATGGCGAACGAGGGCAACGGCTGGCCCTGTGCGTTCACGCCACCACCTGGCATGATGAATAACAGATTGCCGCTTTTTACCGTGGTGATTGCGCCCAGCATTTCCGCCATGCGCGTAAGAAAGGACATGTCGCTTTCTTCGGTCTGGTCGGCGTGGTCGATTTCGATATCCATCAGCATTTCGCTGATTTGCGGTTTCAGACCGTACCGATGAGCGATGGCGGATACCACACGCTCAACGGTCACATCATGCCAGGACACCTCACGTTTAACGTTAAATTCATCCCGAAAATCTGCGCTTCTGGCTGAAACAGTCAGCCTGTCCGGCGGTCCTTCGTGAGCGATTTCATCAACAATGTAAGTGCCTTTTTCTGTCAGCGGTTCCCCTTTCCAGCCAATGAGAACCGTCAGACGCGCGCCCCGTGGCGGTAGCTGCAACTGGCCATCGGCATCATCCAGCGTGATGGTGAGCTGGTCCGCCTCAAATCCCCGGTTGTCGGTCAGCGACAGGCTCATCAGGCGCTCTGCCACGCCGGACAGCGTTTTACCCTCCGCGAGAATATCAAAATCCGGCATTTTCACGGGGTCTGTGCCCTGACTGAGCAATTGCATGGTGGTGTCGGTCATCTGTTCCCTCCCTGTGCGGCATGGTCGCATGTGCGTGCGGAGTGGGTTACTGCTTTTTGTTGTCGCCGTGGCGGGAGAATAGCGCAGGGGTGAGATTACGCGCGTGGTGGGTGATGATTGTTGCTGAATCATTTAACGGATACAAGGGGCTGAAGCTATGAGTGAAACTCGTTTTCATGGTGCCCGTGTTACGGAAAGTACCGACCTGGTAACAGCGATTAATGATGTTGATTCCAGTGTTATCGGTATCGTGGCAACGGCGGATGATGCGGATGCGGAGCTGTTCCCGCTGAACAAGCCCACACTGCTGACCCGCGTCAATGACGTGCTGGGAAAATGCGGAACAACGGGGACGCTTTATCGTGCGCTTAAGGCCATCGCAGACCAGGTGAGCACAAAGGTGATCGTCGTTCGCGTGGCTGAACACAAAGAAGAAGACGGAAAAACGCAGGATCAACTGGTTATCGGTGGTTCTGAATCTGACGGCAGCTATACGGGGATGTATGCGCTGCTTGTTGCAGAGCAGGATGAAAGCATCGGATACCGTCCGCGTATTCTGGCCGCGCCGGAGCTGGACACGGAGGCGGTAACAAAATCCCTGTGCGTGATTGCAGGTAAACTGCGCGCGTTTGTGTATGCCTCATGTCACGGCTGTAACACGATGGCTGAGGCGATTACCTATCGCCAGAAATTCAACGAACGTGAGGTGATGCTCTTATGGCCGGACTTCATCGCCTACAACCCGAAAAGTGGCAAAAACGAAACGTTCCCCGCGCCTGCCTATGCGTGCGGCCTTCGTGCGTACATTGACCATGAGCAGGGCTGGCACAAATCGCTGTCCAACGTTCCGGTTAAAAATGTGCTGGGGATGTCTAGGCATGTGTTCTGGTCGTTGCAGGCCGAAGACAGTGATGCCAACAGCCTCAACAACAAAGAAATCACGACCATTATTCGTCGCAACGGGTTCCGCTTCTGGGGCAACCGCACACCGGAAACGAACGCCTACATCTTTGAGGTGTATACCCGAACCGCACAGGTGCTGGCTGATTCAATTGCGGAAGCGCAGTTTGAAACCATCGACAGTCCACTGACGCCTGCGAACGTGAAAGATGTTATCAGTGCCATCAGGGCAAAACTGGATTCACTGGTTACTGCCGGGAAACTGATTGGGGCGTCGTGCTGGTATGACGTGGTGGATAACGGCACCACGAATTTACGTCAGGGGCGCGTGCGTATTCGCTACAAATATACGCCTGTTCCCCCGCTGGAAGACATGGAGCTTTACCAGTCGTTTACTGATGAATTCTTTGGTCCCGCATTTGCGGTGCTGGGAGGTGCCTGATGGCTGTACCAAAACATCTTCGCTTTTTTACGCTGTTTGTGGATGGTGAAAACGAAGTGGGTAAGGTGACGTCCGTCACTCTGCCTAAGCTGACGCGCAAAACCGACAGCTACCGGGGTGGTGGCATGATGGGTGCGGTAAGTATTGATCTCGGTCTGGACGACTCCGCGCTTGATGCGAGCTTTGTCATGGGGGGCGCAGTTCGTGAGCTGTTCCTTAAGTATGGCGGCACGATTGACGGCACGCTGCTGCGTTTTGCGGGTGAATACTACACCGATGCAGAAAGCGACCTGTATGAAGTCGAAATGCGCGGACGTGTGACGGAAATTGATATGGGGGAAGCCAAACAGGGCGAAGCCACATCACACACTTACGCCATTAAAAACACCTACTACAAGCTGAGTGTTAACGATCGCCCGTTGTGGGAGATTGACCTGCTGAACTTCATTTACCGGAAGGACGGCAAGGACATTGTGCCCGATCGCATCCGTTCCGCGCTCGGGCTTGGCTGATAAGTAATATGCAGGCGGCGCAGTGCGTCGCCTCTGACTGAAAAGGAGACAACTGATGAAAGACATCGATACTGAAACCCGGAATAACACCGTGGCGGATGATGTGACGGCAGGTGAGGATATGGCTGTCGAACGTGGCGTAAAACTGACCCGACCAATTGAGCGTGGTGGCGAAAAAATCACGTATGTGGAGATCACCGGGGCTATTGAACAGGCTGGATCCCTGCGTGGTCTGTCGCTGTCTGATGTGCTGAATCTGAAAGCGGATACCATGTTCACGCTGTTGCCTCGCGTGACCTCGCCACGACTGGATGAAGTGATGATTAAAAAAATGTCGTCACGCGATTTTATTCAGTTGTGCGCTGTGGCTGTAAATTTTATGAGCGAGCCAGACTCTGGCGCGAAGAGCGTGCAGGAGACGGCAGCGTAATCACCCTGGTGTGCTTTGAGCACATCGAAGATCTGGTGGCAGATATCGCCGCCATTTTTAACTGGTCGCCCGCCGAAATCTTCATGATGACGCCCGGCGAAGTGGTTAGCTGGCGTGAGCGGGCGGCACTTCGCAGCGGGAATGCAGACAATGAAGACTCTTGACATCCGGGTCGCTTTCAGCGCCGTTGACAGGCTGACCCGGCCTGCCGAAAACGCCCGCCGCCTGATGGGGCAGTTTGGTGACTCCATCCAGCGAACGCAGGGGGCGATCAAAAATCTCGAGCGTCAGGCGCGTTCATTTGAGCGCGCCCGTGACGCTGTCGGTAAAGCGGATGCTGGCATATTGAAAGCACGACGCCAGCTTAACGCCCTTAATCAGTTACAACGCACGGGTACAGTGCTCAGCGAAAAACAACAAAAGCTGATGCAGCAGTTAAGCACCCGGCTTGAACGCCTGAATGAATCGCGCACACGGGAAATTCAGAAAATGCGGGAGCTTGGCGGAGAGCTGAAACGCCACGGCATTTCCCTGACAGGCAGCGATAACACCATCCAGCAGGCCATCAGACGCACCGAACAGTACAACAACCAGCTTGAACGCGAACGGCAGGCGCTTGCGCGTGTAACACGTGCGCGTGAGCGGTATTCGCGCGCGCAGGAAACCGCGGGAAAACTGAAAACAGGTGGTGCGCTGGCAATTGGTGCGGCAGCGGCTGGCAGCTATGCTGCCGGGCGTTTTTTGCAGCCTGCGATCGGGTTCGGGAAAGAGATGTCCCGCGTTCAGGCACTGACGCGAATCGACCAGAACAGCCCGCAGTTTAAGGCGCTGCGTGAACAGGCGTTAAAACTTGGCTCTGAAACGCAGTTCACTGCAGGCGATGCCGCCAGTGGGCAGGCATTTCTTGCAATGGCAGGCTTCACACCGCAGGCCATTCAGGCTGCGCTTCCCGGAGTGCTGAGCATGGCAACGGCTGGCGGTATGGATCTCGGCGAGACGGCAGATATTGGCTCAAATATCCTGACGCAGTTCGGCCTTTCTGCTGACCAGATGGACCGGGTCGGTGACACACTCACCGCAGCGTTTACCCGTACCAACACTGACCTTCGCGCACTGGGCGAAACCATGAAATATGCAGGTCCGGTGGCGGGTAAGCTGGGAATATCGCTGGAGCAGGCCGCAGCGATGGCTGGCGTGCTGGCGAATATGGGCATCAGAGGGAGTGATGCCGGGACGGCAATGCGTGCCAGCCTGGCTCGTCTGGCATCACCGCCAAAGGCGGCGGCAGAAGCTCTGAAAGAGCTGGGCGTGTCCGTCTCGGATGCCGGGGGTAAAATGCGCCCGATGGAGGATGTGCTGGCCGACCTTTATAAAGCCACCCGCAAATACGGGGAAGTTGACCGGGTATCGTTCTTTAAGGACATTGCCGGAGAAGAGGCTTTCACATCGTTTATGGCGCTCGTTGATGCAGTGGGTGACGGTTCCTTACCCAAACTGAGAAAAGAACTTGAAGGCGCGCGCGGTGAGGCTGAACGCACAGCAAAGGTTATGGCCAACAACCTTGACGGCGATCTGAAATCACTCGGCAGTGCATGGGAAGGGTTGCGCATCCGCATTGCAGATCTGATTGACGGTCCGCTGCGTTCTGTCACGCAGTGGCTCACGCGGGTGGTATCAAGGGTGACGGCGCTGGCGCAGGCCCATCCGGCACTGACGCGCCAGCTACTGATAGCAGGCGGTGCGTTGCTGGCAATGACTGCAACGGTTGGCTCGTTGTCGCTGGCTATTGGTATGCTTGCTGGTCCGCTGGCAAAACTGCGTCTTGGTTTTTCTCTCCTGACCGGATCAATGAATGCTGTCAGGGTCCTGCCAGCACTATGGGGAATGGTGACGGGTTCCGTTTCTTTACTGGGAGGCGCTATCGGGGCGCTGTTCAGTCCGGTTAGTCTTATCGTGGCTGCACTTGCCGGAGCTGCCGTTCTTATCTGGAAATACTGGGATCCCATCAGGGCATTTTTTGCCGGGGTGTTCAGCGGGATTATGGAAAGGCTGGCCCCGTTGCGCGAAACCTTTGAACGGTTTGGTCCTGTTTTTGACGCAATCGGAAGCGGGATCAGCCAGGTGTTTAACTGGTTTAAATCGCTGCTGTCACCGATGGAGTCCAGCAAGGAAACGCTGGAAAAATGTACCAGTGCTGGCGAGATATTCGGTAACGTTCTTGGCGGTGCGTTACAACTTGTTCTGACGCCTGCAAAAATGCTACTGGATACGCTGGCGTGGATACTTGAAAAACTTGGCGTCCTTCCGGATGAAGCGGAAAGGGCGCGCAAGAAAATCGAAGACGCACAGCGTGCGGCCATTCTTCAGGACAAGGTTGCCTTGCTTCAGGGGGACCTGGCGAAAATCAATCCGCCGAAGCCTGTGGAAAATGGCAATGGCACCGGAGGTGATAAACCCAAAGACAACAAACCGCTCACAGACAGCAATACCGGTACGCTACGCAGACTCAGCAAAATTGCTGATAACACAGGTAAGCTGGTTGATGAGACGAAAAAACGCATTGGCCCCGGCGATATTGTCTTTAAGAACCTGCCCCGCGCACTTGCTGTTCGTGGGGAGTGGCAGGAGCGGAAGATTGCGCAGGTCAGTAAGCCTGCTTCCGCAATCAACATCACACCCGTGGTCCCGACTCCTCTGCCTCCGGCGCTGGTCCCTGTTGTTGCGGCCAGCTCCCGCCCGGTGGCGGAGGCCATACGATCGCCAGTGGCATCAGTTCCTGCAACTTCCCGTAACCGGGAGCCTGTTGTCTCCGGATTTGGCGGTGAAATTCATGTTCATCTGCATAACGTTGTTACGCAGAATCCCCGCGAACTGGCGAAACTGGTCGGTGAAATGGTCAGGGCAGAATTGGAACGACGCGACCGTGCCGGACGTGGCAGTTTTTACGATAAAGATTGAGGAGTCATGGCCATGATGATGATCTACGGCATGTTTGTTTTTGAGCTGCGCACATTGCCGCATCAGCAGTTACAGCAAAACAAAAGCTGGCGGCATGTGAAAAATGAACGCGTTAATCGTTCAGCAAGCTGGCAGTATATCGGCGCAGGTGATGATCGCATCGTGCTTTCCGGCGTGCTTTATCCTGAAATTACAGGTGGCGAAGTGTCGCTTTCGTTGCTGACCACGCAGGCATATACAGGACGCCCCTGGCCTCTGATTGATGGTGTCGGGCAGATTTACGGCATGTATGTACTGACTGAAACGAATACGACCCGTTCCGAGTTTGATCGCTACGGTAAGGCGAAAAAGATAGAATTTTCACTGACTCTTGGACGCTGTGATGAGGATTTGCGGGAGCGCCTGCAATCCTCATCGTTCAGTGATATGCTGTCCGGCTTCAAAGATAAGGTCACATCATCCCTTAACAGCGCGGCCAGCTCCGTTAAAGGGCTGTTTTGATTAACGCAAAACCGCTAATGGTCAGATTAGCGGTTTTTATTTTCCTGAGTCTGCCTGGTTGTTTCTTCAGCCTGTATATCGCCTGCAGGGTGATAACGATAAATCGTCGATATGCCGATGTCGTAAATGATCGCCAGTTGTTTCCTGTCATGACCGTTTTTAATCAGCCTCGCTATTTGCTCGTGTTGTTCTTTTGTCAACTTCGGGCGACGTCCGCCAATGCGTCCTTGTGCGCGTGCTGCTGCCAGCCCGGCCAGTGTACGCTCTACAATTAATTCACGTTCCATTTCGGCTAAAGCCCCCATGACGTGAAAAAAGAAACGCCCCATGGGTGTTGATGTGTCAATGCTGTCCGTCAGACTACGGAAATTAACACCTTTTTCCCGCAATTCCTCAATAAGCGTGATCAGGTGTTTCATACTTCTGCCCAGTCTGTCCAGCTTCCAGACAACCAGCGTATCTCCTTCTGATAGCGTTCTGAGCAGTTTTTTCAATCCCGGTCTGGCTGATTTCGTTCCGCTGATTTTATCTTCAAAAATCAGTTCACATCCTGCGCAGTTCAGTGCATTGCGTTGTAAATCCGTGTTCTGGTCATTTGTTGACACACGAATATAGCCAATTTGCATAAAAAACATCCTCTTTGTTTCGTGAAAAATACAGAGTTGGTATAGGTAGGGATAAAAACGAAAACGTTGGTTTGGGGGAAGGCTCTGCGTTGCCCGTTGGCGTGCCCGTTCCATGGCCCTCAGCCACGCTGCCAACGGGGTGGCTGAAATGTAACGGCGCAGCATTTTCTTCTGAAATGTACCCCAATCTGGCAAAGGCCTACCCCACCAATAAATTACCGGATTTACGGGGCGAATTTATTCGCGGCTGGGATGACGGACGGGGCGTTGATAATGGGCGCAACCTACTGTCTGCACAGTCTGACGCTATTCAGAATATAGTTGGCACTTTTGGGCGTACTCAGCTTTTTAAAGATGCGCTTAATTCAGGACCATTTAGTCAAACTGACTCTATATTATCAGTAGGCTTACAACCAACTGAGATCATTGAAGGATATGGTGCTTCTGTATGGACATTCGACGCCTCTCGCTCAGTTCGCACAGCATCTGAAACACGCCCCCATAACATTGCGTTTAATTACATCGTAAGGGCAGCATGAAAACGTTGGTTTGGGGGAAGGCTCTGCACTGCCCGTTGGTGTGCCCGTTCCGTGGTCCTCAGCAACACCACCAACGGGCTGGCTGAAATGTAACGGTGCAGCATTTTCTTCTGAAATGTATCCCAGACTGGCAAGGGCTTATCCCACCAATAAATTACCGGATTTACGCGGTGAATTTATCCGTGGCTGGGATGATGGGCGCGGGATTGATGCGGGACGTACCCTGCTTTCAGGGCAGGATGGTACAAGTTTTTCTCATTACGGAGGTAATTTCGACATTGGGTCTGGTCATTCAATCAATAACTATGACCAAATTGTTTCTAACCAACCAGGCTTTTCCCGTTTTTCATTTGCAGGGCCTTCACGAGGTGATGGGGTTAATTATGTAACCATTCGTCCTCGTAATATTGCGTTTAATTACATCGTAAGGGCAGCATGAAAACGTTGGTTTGGGGGAAGGCTCTGCACTGCCCGTTGGTGTGCCCGTTCCATGGCCCTCAGCCACGCCGCCAACGGGATGGCTGAAATGTAACGGCGCAGCATTTTCTTCTGAAAAGTACCCAAAACTGGCAAAGGCCTACCCCACCAATAAATTACCAGACTTACGCGGTGAATTTATCCGTGGCTGGGATGATGGGCGAGGAATTGATGCGGCACGCGCTTTATTGAGCATTCAAAACGGGATGTTGGAAAAACACCGCCATATTGTTGTAGCTAACGATGGATATGACACAAAGGATGAATGGGAGTTGGCCACGATTTTCAAAAAAACATATACGCAAGGCAGGGGGCTTGATGCCACAAATACAGGAGGGAGTTTGATTCCATCACCAACGCTTCATTCACGAGGAAGTATTGGTAACACAGGTGGTAGTGAAACCCGCCCCCGCAATATTGCATTTAACTATATCGTGAGGGCGGCTTAGTTATATTCAACTGGCTGCTGCCAGTGGTATTTCCGGCAAGTTGATATCTGGTGCCATGTTTATATCCATTGCGTTCAGCGCGTCTATATAATCCAGCACGGCATTAAGCCGGGTGGTTTCTGCCTGCGTCAACTTCCGCCCGGCCTGCAACTTCAACTGAATCAGACTTATGGAAGCCATTGCCGCATCAGCCAGTGACTGGCGCTTGGTTTCTGCCGCTTCTACTGCGGCACGATGTTGTGCCTCAGTATCTGTCACCCATTTTTCACCATCCCATTTATCGTATGGTGTTAACGGGGCGATAGTGGTTGTATTTTTCGGGTAGTCACCCAGCGCCGTGATTTCTTCGGTGTTTCCCGTGTCAGTGCTATAGACGGTTTCACCACGATGGTCTGGCGCATACTCCCATGAGCTTAAATTCTCCGAACGGCGGATAGCATAGCCCGCTTTATGTGCGCCCGGGGCATCTAAACAGGAATTTGCCGGAATACCGACACCCACAGCAAGATATTCAGTTGATTCGGAAATATATTCCCGTGTCTCACCATCATAGTTATAAACGACGATGTTTCCTGCCTGTACGGCAATAAGGTCATCATTTAATATCGCGTTATTCATTATGCGGTTCTCACAATATAATTGAAGGCAATATTGCGTGGGCGGGTTTCATTCCCCTCTGAGGATTCCGTTCTGTATTGACTGGTAAATCTACCGTTAATTGCACCTTGCCGGACGGCGTTATCTGTCGACAACAGACTATCCCCTCCTTTGTCATTTGGCACCAACACCGTGTTATCCCACGCATCCCATGACCGAATATTATGATAATGACTTCCTGTTAACCACCCCTGCATGCTTAAGATGCCCCTTCCGGCATCCACCCCGCGCCCATCATCCCAGCCACGGATAAATTCACCGCGTAAGTCTGGTAATTTATTGGTGGGGTAGGCCTTTGCCAGTTTTGGGTACATTTTAGAAGAAAATGCTGCACCGTTACATTTCAGCCACCCTGCTGGCGGTGTGGCTGAGGGCCACGGAACAGGTACACCAACGGGCAACGCAGAGCCTTCCCCCAAACCAACGTTTTCATACTGCCCTTACGATGTAATTAAACGCAATGTTACGAGGACGGTTTTCGTTTGCAGTTGGAACAATTCTTGAAGCATCAAGGCCTATCACTTTTGGGTAAACAGCGCCGTCTGCTCTTTCTGTCACCATACTTCTGGTTAAGGAGAAATAACTATTGTTTGTAGAGGGACTCAAAGGCACCACTGCTCCCTTAAACGAGCTTGCTACTTCCCATATTGAATAATTTTCGGTGTTTACAGTCTTGAACTCACCATAGATATTACGTATGGCATCGCCCTGAGCTGATAATATTGCCCTCCCCGTATCCATACCACGTCCGTCATCCCAGCCACGAATAAACTCACCACGTAAATCAGGCAATTTATTTGTCGGATAAGCCTTTGCCAGTTCCGGGTATTCTTCAGCAGAAAATGCTGCACCGTTGCATTTCAGCCAGCCTGTTGGCGGAGTGGCGGAAGGCCACGG